CTGGCAGTGCTTTTGCCGTTACGCACCACGCCTTCAGTAGCGGAGCAGGAAGGACATCTGATGGAAATGGAAGCCACGCAAGCACCTTAAAATCACCATCATACACTAAATCAGTAAGTTGGTAGCATTACCCGCGCCGGGTTTTTATTGCCCTACTCTTTCGGCAGCATCAGCACATCAAGCGCCAACTCCACAGCCAGATCCACCTGGTCTTCCTGCCACAACACCTGAATCATCTCTATCAGAGCCTCTCTTGACGGCTCTTGCTTTTCAACCAGTAACTGCATAACCGCTACCCCGATAACCTGCGCTATTTGCGGGTGCATCTCTGCGAAAAACTCATCCTCATACCGCATACCATTAGCCCTCATAGATGTTTTTAAAACCAAAGAATAGACCCATAAACATACTCCCTGCACTAACCCACCTCTCGTTATAAACTTTTTGTTTACGTTTAATTACTCATAATGTTGACACAACATTAAACATTGTGTTTAATTAACTCCAGCAACACCCCACCAAGGCAGGACGCCCACGAAGTAGCTGCCCGGAGCATACGAATTCCGGGATGAGGTGGAAATATCAATGCGCAGTAGGTAGTAACGTTCCGCTGGCCGGCGACAAGGCAATGAGGGTGAGATGAGTAAGGTAAAGGTGGCGCCTATTGAACTCGAAATAGACGCCACGGAAGTAATCAATCAGGTCGAGGAACTACTGGGGTTACTTGAGCTTCCAGCCCGTTCCCTTGAAGGCATCCCTGAGGATGTCGTCAACCTGCTTTTTGACAACATCCGTCCCTTGCTTAACAACATCGTCCTTAGTGATTTCTCGACCACAGTTGGCACAACTGACGCCAACAAAATTTGTATCAAAGTCGAAACCATCGGGACGCTTGAGCATCTCGCTTCCGCAATCAGGGCAAGCAACTTTCATAGTTGTCAGTTTTGACATTTTTTATTTCCTTGCTGGCTGTGTGAGAACTACCAGCATACCACCGAGCCTGAAGTGGTTAAAAGACAGGCAAACATGAGGAGTTGGAATGAGCAAGCAAGGCATCAGAGCCCTGATCATTTCAGCAGTTATTGGGCTCTTCATCTGGATCGCGCTCTTCAGCGCACTGAGGGGATTGTTTCTATGAATGATTTCGCACGCAAACCCGCTCGTCAGCAGGCTGTTCGTTTAAATCCGCTGTCGGCTTTCATCCGCCGGGTGTGCTACATGCTCGCGCAAAAAGGAGGCCCTTCATGAGCACGATGTTTGCCCTGGTTCTCACCGTCAGCATGCTGACGGGCGGTAATCAGGATGTCCTGCTCGGCGTTTACGACACTGAGAATGACTGCAAGGCAGCTGCAGAAGAGCAACACGTGAAAGCTGAATGTTATCCACTGAAAGGTTTACTGGACGAGCATCCGGCCGGGTTCACGGTGCAAATGTAGGGGGAAGAATGCAGAAGAAATGCGGTTACTGCAGTAAAGCAATCGAGGGAAAGCCAGTGGTAAGCACCCTGTTGTACCTCCAGGGGAACCAGCTAGCACGGAAAGAAAAAGAGTATTGCTCTGAACGCTGCGCCTCTTACGACCAGATGGCGCACGAGAGCTAACGTAAACCCGCCGAAGCGGGCTGTACGTCCGGTGCCACCGACCAAAGTTACACCGGAAATTACCAAAACCAATGACCACCCTAAATGGGCGCTACCAATGGCCCGGGGGATTCTACATCCAAAATAGAGGCTATCACATGGAATATTTTTATCTGATAAAAGCGACTCAAAAATCGGGTAAAGCTGATGCCGTAATCTGGCGCACTAATAAATCAGAAGCCCGCGCTCTACTGCAGCTCGACGTCGATCTGGAAGACGCTGGGATCGAAACAGGCCGCGGCAAAGACTATCAAAAACCTATTCGCACCGATTTCCCGGTATTCAACGACCTGCCAGCGGAGGGTGTTCTCGATTACTCATGGTGCGAACGCTACCAGCTCGGCGACGATGGCCGCACCTGGACTCTTAAGCCAGGACTGGCGCCCGCTGATGTTCATCACGGCGATAATGCCGGAGTATCCTCTGAGGCCGTTACTGGAGAGCTGGTTGATGCCAATACTACTGGCGACGCGGCACAAGATGAGACCGTGGAAACTTTCGGTAGCGATGAATACCAGGACGATTCAAGCGCGCTTTTTAACGTGGCAGAACTCCCCTTTCGCGCTCAGCTGCTGGCGCAGTATATGGCCGAAGAGAGTCACGTTTATCATATCAGCATGCCTCACCGGCAGGAGCTGTCAGTTCTGGAAATGGACACTGATAACGCAGCCGTCCAGGATCTGATTCTGGCCGCCGAGAATATCCCTGAAATCAAAAAATACGATATGCCGACGCTCTGGAAATTCACCAGCGCCAATAAAAAAGTCTTCCCGGAAGGGAAACGGCATGAGCTCGGCAAACGTATTCAGTTTGCAAAGCTGTGGTTCGCCACGAACGCGATCGACCGCGGCATTCTCACCAGGGAATGGGCTGCCGGTAACTGCATTTCTTCGGTTTTGAAAACTGATGCAGGAACTAATGCTGGCGGCGGTAATAAAACCGATCGCAACCCTGACTACACCCATACCCTTGATACGCTCGATGTAGAAATAGCCCTGGCCACAATGCCAATGGATTTCGATATCTACAATTTCCCGGCATCAATTCACCGCCGGGCCAAAGAGATCGTTCAGAAGAAAGAAAGTCCGTTCAAGGAATGGTCGGCAGCGCTGCGCAAGGTTGCAGGCATCCTGGATTATTCCCGCGCCGCGATTTTTGCCCTTATTCGTGGCGCCACCAGCGACATTCATCATTTCCCGGTAAGTCTGCAGACCTATATCAATGCGAACCTGACCGAGCATAAGCATGACGCCCCTTCTGCTGAGACTCTTGAAAAAGCTGGTCATGTTTCATCTGCCGCCGTCACTCTGGACGCTGTGAAAAAGGCTATCGATGGAGATGAAGGTGTGCCTGACCTGGAAACTCTCCCAACTGACTTTCAGGTAATTGGCACCGAACTGGTGAAAGAAGCTCAAAAGAAACGCCCTGACGCTAATCAGGTTCTGGCCGCCGAACGTGGCGAATATGTCGAAGGCATCAGTGACCCCACGGATCCGAAGTGGATAACCGAAGACCTGACCAAACCCAAACAGCCTGAAGTTTCAAACATGTGCAATGGTGTTTTTTCGATTGATGGTCTGATGGATAGCCAGCCAGCACCAGCACTTTCTATCGTGGACCAGGCGCGCCAGCGCGCTGCAGAAGAAAAATTACATCCAGCTAATTCCGGGGAAACCACCAGCGATGTGCAGATGGAAACGGCTCAGCCGGTCGAAGACGAAAATGATAATGCGGTATCAGCAGGCGAAGGCGCTGATGAGCCTCCTGCGCAAACAATTGCCGTGAACATGAGCAAAATACTGGCTGAACGCTGCCCGGATCTTACCGCCGAAGTGCTGAAAAGCCAGGTTTCAGAGAGTGCTCATAGCGATGAAGAGGAAGAGTCTGAACAAGCAGCGCCAGCATGGCCGGAGTATTTCGAGCCTGGTCGATATGAAGGCGTGCCAAATGAGGTCTACCACGCCGCTAACGGCATCAGCTCCACGATGGTTAAAGATGCCCGGGTATCGCTGATGTATTTCGAGGCGCGCCACGTATCCAAAACCATCCAGAAGGTGCGCTCTCCTGTTCTGGATATGGGCAATCTGGTGCATGCACTGGCGCTGCAGCCTGATCAGCTGGAAAAAGAATTCAGTATCGAGCCGGAAATCCCGGAAGGTGCCTTCACCACGACGGCGACGATCCGCGCATTTATCGACGAATACAACAACGGGCTTCCGGTTTTACTCAGCGCAGATGACATCAAAAGATTCCTGGAGGAATACAACGCGAACCTGCCCGCCCAGGTTCCCTTGGGTACATCAGTTGAAGAAACCGGCCAGGGTTATATGTCTTTACCTGCTGAGTTCCAGCGCATTGAAGACGGTCAGAAGCAAACCGCCACCGCAATGAAGGCCTGCATCAAAGAATACAACGCCACCCTGCCCGCCCAGGTGAAAACCAGCGGTGGCCGCGATGCCTTACTGGAACAGCTGGCGCTTATTAATCCTGACATGGTTGCTCAGGAAGCACAGAAGGCGCAGCCCCTGAAAGTCTCTGGCACAAAGGCCGATCTGATTCAGGCCGTGAAATCGGTAAAACCGGATGCCGTGTTTGCCGACGAGCTGCTGGATGCATGGCGCGAGAACCCGGAAGGAAAAGTGCTGGTTACCCGCCAGCAGCTGGCTACGGCACTGGCCATTCAGAAAGCACTGTTGAATCACCCGACCGCTGGCAAGTTGTTGACGCACCCGAGCCGTGCCGTCGAGGTGAGCTATTTCGGCATTGATGAGGAAACCGGGCTGGAAGTTCGCGTGCGCCCTGACCTTGAGATAGACATGGGCGGCCTGCGCATTGGTGCGGACCTGAAAACCATCAGTATGTGGAACATTAAGCAGGAAGGCCTGCGCGCGAAGCTGCACCGGGAAATCATCGAGCGCGATTACCACCTGAGCGCGGCTATGTACTGCGAAACCGCAGCCCTTGACCAGTTCTTCTGGATATTCGTCAACAAAGACGAGAACTACCACTGGATCGCCATCATCGAGGCATCCGAAGAAATGCTGGAACTCGGCATGCTGGAATATCGCAAAGCAATGCGTGCCATCGCGAACGGTTTCGACACTGGCGAATGGCCGGCGCCGATTACCGAAGACTACACCGAAGAACTTAACGATTTTGATATGCGCCGTCTCGAAGCGCTGCGCGTACAGGCATAAGGGGGAATAACAATGTCCAATTTAGTCGCAACTACTGAAAACCAGACCCAGAAGATCGACAACGTTTCTATCCTGACGAACGGTGAATTGTTCAACCGCCTGCGCACGCTCTCGGAAGTAATGGCCAATAGTGGAAACTTCGTGCCTGAGCATTATCGCGGGAAACCAGATGCGTGCATGGCTGTAGTGATGCAGGCAGCGCGTTGGGGTATGGATCCGTTTGCAGTGGCACAGAAAACCTTCATCGTGGGTAACTCAGGTGTGCTTGGCTATGAGGCACAACTGGTGAATGCGGTAATTAACACCATGGCTCCGACAAAAGACCGTATTCACTTTGAATGGTTTGGTGCATGGGAAAATATCGTTGGCCGCTTCATTAAAAAAACCAGCGGCAAAGGTAACGACTACATCGCGCCGGGCTGGGATTTGCAAGATGAAGCTGGCGTGGGCGTCCGCGCCTGGGCAACCCTCAAAGGAGAATCAGAACCTCGCGAGCTTGTGCTGATGCTTTCGCAGGCACAAGTCCGCAACTCTACACTGTGGGCGAGCGACCCCCGCCAGCAACTGGCCTATCTCGCAGTTAAACGTTGGGCGCGACTGTACTGCCCGGATGTGATCCTCGGTGTCTATACCGCCGATGAAATTGATGAGCGTGAGGAGAAGGTGATCAACCCCTCGCCTGTTGAAAGGGTCACCATTGATGAGATTGCCAGCAGTGCGGGAACATCAGCTAGTGCACAGGAATCAACCAAAAATATCGATCAGTTAGCCGACGATTTGCGTGACCGCATTGAAAAAGCAGTGACAGTCGACCAGGCAAGCGCAATCCGTGGCGACATCGAAACCCAAAAACCAACACTTGGTACCGCGCTATACACGGAACTGAAAAATAAAGCCGTTCGTCAATATCACCTGGCTGATCACCGTAACCGGGTGGAAGCGGCTATCAATTCACTGCCAAATCCTGGCGATCCGGAAGCCGCAGAATCGTTTGCTAAAGCCGAAGGTGTTCTCAATACCGCCAAACGTTACCTGGGCGATGAACTGTACGACCAGTTCCGCATCACCCTGGACGACATGAAACCGGAATACGTGGGCTAAGGGGGGCGGGAGGGCTCGCCCTCCCGGTAACGATATGACGAAAATTACTGAACGCGGAATGATTTTTAACGCTGAGATGGTGCGGGCCATCCTTGACGGCCGGAAGACGCAGACCCGGCGACCTATCAAATGGAAACAGACTCGGTTCACTGAAATTGGTGAGCGTGAAGACGGTAGCAAATGGCCGTGGAGCGAAGATGCAGAGCATGCTTTCGATTTCTGGCATCCATGTCCGTTCGGTTCCGTCGGCGATCGTATCTGGGTGCGAGAGACGTTTCAGGGGCCGCTATTCGATTTCGACCTTATGGATAGCTATTGCAAAGACTCAACTCCTTTTGAGAAGTCAGAGTTTTGTGTTTACAAGGCTGACGGCGTGCCTGCGCCAGAGTTTTACGATGCAGATGATGAACTGCATTGCTGCTGGCGACCATCTATCCATATGCCGCGCTGGGCCAGCCGCATTCTGCTGGAAATCACCGGCGTGCGGGTTGAGCGGTTGAAGAGTATTAGTGATCGCGATGCGCTACGCGAAGGGTGCAGTACCGCCGACATGAAGAGTGGCGACTGTGTGGCTGATGTGTTCGCGCGCCTGTGGGCGTCAATCTACGGCGACGAATCCTGGAATTCCAATCCATGGGTTTGGGTTATTGAGTTCAAACGAATTGAGGAGCTGACAGCATGAGTCTTAAACATCGATTACCTGAGCTGGAAGCTAGCATTGATCCCGCTATATTGCGCGCTGCCGCCGATGAATATTCGGATCTGCTTCTGACTTTGTGCTTGTGCATGAAGATGGCTGGCCCCACTCGGGCGAACGTGCGCGCCTGCGCCACCGGGCTTAAAAAACGCCTGACAACCTGGCACAGCCAGAAAGAGCTCAATGCAATTCTGTCCAGTTGGGATCCCGTTGGCTATGTTCTCGGCCTCCGCCGGGAAGCGAACGACAACGCGCGCGCAGCTGGCGATCCGGTTGATGTCTTTGTGTGAGGTGAATATGCGACTGATTAACCGAAGCAAACAATCACCGCTGGGCCGCCAGGCGTGCGATGCGGCACTGGCAAAACATGTTGAGCTTTATGGCGATTATGGCAGGCAGAAAATGAAGCGGACCTATACCGTCGTGGTTCAGGGCACAAAAATCACTGTTGAGGTCGTTAATAGGAATTGCAGCTACGTGGCCACGGCCATGAACTGCGCCCGGCGGCTCCGGCATTTACCCGGTCAGGTTTCCTGATATCGGAATATCACCCTATCGGGCTTTGATGGCTCATATTAATCAAACTGGAGGTTTACATGGGACAGCTCGTTAGCTTAGAAGACTGGGCTTCCGGTCCTAATGGGTTTAAGCATCCGCCATCCAGAGCGTCGTTGCACAGAATTGCAAAAACGGGACAAACGATCCCGAGGGCGCTAAAGCTTGGTCGGCGATGGGTTATAGATGAAGATGCAAAATTCATAGGCTTAATCACATCGCCGGTTCTACCACCCCGCATGCCGAAAGCGGTTAAAACGCTAATGGAGCGAGTAATTAATGGCAGCCAGACCACGTGATCACAAAGTTAATATTCCAAATCTTTATTGCAAATTGGATAAACGTAACAGCAAAACTTACTGGCAATACCGGCACCCCTTAACCGGTCAGTTTATCGGGTTTGGCACTGATCAGGATGCGGCCAGTCAGGCCGCAACTGAACTTAATCGCCTGCTGGCACAACAGGAAACGGCTCAGTCGTTTGCCCTCATAGATATGGTGAATCATAAAAAGGTTAATTCAAAAAAATCCATACGGATGCGGGTATGGATAGACCGTTATCTAAAGATTCAAGAGGAGCGACTCAGTGATAACGAAATAAAACTTAATACGCTCAAATCGAGAAAGACATGCGTCGGTGTTCTTGCACAACGGATGCCTGATGTTGGGATACAGGAAGTAACCACGAAAATGCTTGCAGCCATTACCGACGAATATAAAGCCAAAGGTAAAGCACGAATGGCACAAACGCTTCGTAGCGTCTGGATCGATTTGTTCAGGGAAGCACAACATGCGGGCGAAGTTGAGCCAGGATACAACCCGGCACTAGCTACCAGAAAAGTCGTTGCTCGAGTAAACCGCTCTCGACTGAATTTTGAAATGTGGCAAGCGATCTTTGAAGCGGCCAGCGATATGGCCCCTTACGTTCAAAACTCCATGCTGTTGGCGATAGTCACCGGACAAAGGCGCGGTGATCTCGCCAAAATGAAGTTCTCAGATGTTTGGGATGGATACCTGCACGTTAAACAGCTAAAGACAGGTGTGAAACTTGCTATTCCACTCAGTTTGCGCAGTGAGGTGCTGGACATTAGCCTGGCACAAGTGATCAAGCGCTGTAGGGATCGGGTTGTTAGCCCGTGGCTTCTTCACCACGTAATGTCCAGCGGGAAAGTAAAAGCCGGCGATCAGGTTGGCGAGAACAGCCTTAGCGTTTCCTTCAAACTCGCAGTGGATAGCACTAACCTTTCCATTGAAAGAGGGAAAACAATGCCTACTTTCCATGAGCAGCGCTCACTGTCCGAACGTCTGTATGAGGCACAGGGAATCAATACCCAACAGCTGTTAGGACACTCATCAGAAAAAATGACAGCACAGTATCACAACGATCGGGGTCTCGATTGGGTGAAAGTAAAGGTGTAGCTACGTGAAAAATTGGGCCGTACCCCCATGCAAATTTAGCAAAATTTAAAGATTCATTTTGGGGAAAAGTTTTGGAGGGATTTTGGGGAAGAAAAAATCGAAAAAAAACCGGGCATCGCGCCCGGTTATCGTGTCAGCCCGAAATGGCCCTACGCACTCAGCCCACGGTTTTCCAGCATCGGCTCAATCTGTGGATCGTGGCCGCGCCACTGGCGATAAAGTTCAGCTAAATCAGTGCTATTGCCTCGCGACAGAATCGCTTCCCGGAAGCGCTGACCGTTTT